CTATCGAATAACCTATGAGGAGGTTAGTGATGATACAAGACCTTTACAAACAAAAAAGGTCCTTGGAGTTGAAGTGGGAACAGGAGCATCTATCTAATGGTAGATACACTCTTGAAATGGTCAGAATTGATGACAAAGTCAAAGAAGTCATCACAAAGATCAAGCTGGAAGAAGCAGCTATTGCTCACAGGCAGAATACTATTGAAGGTGCCGCTCCACAAGTTTCTGTAGCTACTTAATCAAAAGCTACATCGCTGAAATGCATAAATACCGTAGGCTCTCTTGCGCTCTACTCAAATCTAGTATATAAAAAACACACTAAGATAATAATAGTACATAAATTGGTTATCTTTTTCTTAGTAAGATAACTGGCGCTAGGAGGCGCTGATTATATGACAACACATTTTAAAAATGGAGTAACTAACGTAGTAGGAAAAGATGGAGGTTCTTCTGTATTTAGTGGAATCAAACAACCTCTTATTACAGGTGGATACGAACAAGAACAAGCGTATCAAAACGACTGGCAAATCTATAACGCAAGTGATTGGTCAGTTACATCAACTGGTGGATCTGACTTTCAATTAGCAGAATATGCTGGTGGATGGTTAAGACAAGGAGACAACGCTCCCGCAGCTGGTGAGATTCAAGGTATTGCAGGACCAGAAGTTTGGCAATACAATCAAAACCAAAAATGGTGGTTTGAAACTAGCATAGCAATTACTGACGTAAGTGAGTTAAACACTTGGGTAGGATTTGCTCAAAACGGTTATGCTGATTCTGATACTTTACCAACTGATGGTATTGGTTTCTCACACTTACAAGATACAACTACAATACAATTCATTTCTAGAAAAAATGGAGCAGGTGTATCTTTTGATATGTTAGACACGGCAGGTGGATCTACTTTCACTATGTTAGATTCTACTATCGCTACACAAACAGCTACAGTACAGGCAATCCCAGCTAACTCAGTTAGACTAGGATTCCAATACCAACCAGCTGGAAGTGAGTTAGGTGTTACTGCGAATCAATTTAAATTGTACTTAAACGGAAATCCTGTTGGAGTACAAGCAGCTACGACTGTGCCAGATGATATTGCATTAGAAATCAATGTTATGGCTGCACACAAAGGTACAACTGCTAATCATTTAGTTGTTGACTACTTTAACACGTTCCAATCTAGAGTGGCTGGAACTGGTGTAAGCGCTTAATAATAAATTTAACTAGGGCCCTTCGGGGCCTTAGTATAAATTAATAGGAGAAAAAAATTATGCCAAATGTATCAGGAGTAAAAAGTAAACAAATAGTATTTGGAACTGACACAGATGCAATTTCTGCTGCAGGAACAGCGACTACTTTAGTTTTATTAAACAGTGGTCCTTGGGTTAACGCTCAAACGGTTACTCTAACTTCTTCAGCCGACAACTCAGGAATAACTTTTGTGGTTGTAGGAAAAGATGCTAACGGAGATGCTGCTACAAGTGCAGCAACAACTGGACCAGATTCAGGTAATGTAAGTGTAGCTGGAACTTGGACAGAAATAACAAGCATCACTGCGAGTGGATCTATTACAACAGACATTTCTGCTGGAATAACATCTGGAGCTACAACAGGAATTATTTTTTCTGGTAGAACTAGAGTCAGAAGTATGACTGGAGTTGCAGGTTCTGGAGCAGGAGTTATTTTTATTAAAAATGGTTCAGCAACAACAGGTCAAAACAGATTAATTTTAGATGTAGACAGCGGATCAACAATTGACCCATATATTGCCGATGATGGAATTTTATGTGAAGATGGTGCATATTTTGCGTCTGCGGGAACTGCAGTGGTAGGATTATCTATACAGTTTGACGGGTAAGGAGCTTAGATGGCCAACACTACTTCAAGCTCTTATGTTTTTGATAAGAACTTAAGCATTGATGAAATTATTGAGGATGCATATGAACGTATTGGTATGCAGGGTGTTTCTGGCTATCAATTAAAAACTGCTAAACGATCTTTAAATATTTTATTTTCTGAATGGGGCAATAGAGGACTTCAGTTTTGGGAAGTAAAAAATCAAAATGTTAAATTAGTTGATGGACAAGCAGTTTATACTTTTTTTCGTTCACCAGCTGATGGTTCTTCTGATGGAATTTCAACAACATTATCAGCAGGAATAAATGCTACAGCTACTACTGTTCCAGTTGCTTCTGTTACAGGAATGCCAACAACCGGAGGAACTCTTACAATTGGAACCGAACAAATTTCTTACACAGGAATTTCTAGTTTAAACATAACTGGATGTGTTAGAGGAGTTAACGGAAGCACAGCCGCTATACACAATAGTGGCGATGCGGTTTTACAGTTTCCAAATGGTATGACAGATATACAAGAAGCTAATTACAGAGTTTCTTCTACTAATGTTGATACTCCAATGACAAAAATAAGTAGATCACAATACCAAGGGTTTTCAAATAAAACAGATAAAGGTCTGCCAACTCAATACTGGGTTCAAAGATTTATTGATAAGGTTACAATGACTTTATATTTAACGCCAGGTAGTTCACAAGCTGGTAATTTTATAAATTTTTATTATACAAAAAGAATTGATGATGTAGGTGCTTACACAAATGCAACCGATATACCATACAGATTTATACCATGTATGATTTCAGGGTTAACATATTACTTAGCTTTAAAATATGCACCACAAAGAGTTCAAGAATTAAAGATGTTATATGAAGATGAATTATTAAGAGCGGAGGATGAAGATGGTTCTTCTAATTCAACATACATAGCACCTAAAATATATTATCCGGGTATTGGCTAATGACTACTTTTTCTCAAGGTAAATATGCTTTAGCTATTTCAGATAGATCAGGTATGGCTTTTCCATATAACGAAATGGTTAGAGAATGGAATGGTGCCCTGGTCCATGTTTCAGAGTACGAGCCTAAACAACCACAATTAGATCCTAAACCAACAAGTGCAGATCCACAAGCTTTACAAAGAGCAAGAACTGCAAGAACAGAATTTCCAACAGAAGATTTTTTACCAAATAACCCTATTACAACTGCAGCCGCAGATGCAACAGTTTCTGTTTCTTTTCCAAATGGTGCAATGCAAGCAAATGATTTTGTTAGATTAAGAAATATTAAATCTCCAGTAGGCGGTGTTGCAATAACTACTTTACAATTATCTACAACTTTAAATGGTGCAATTACAGCTTCAGCTACTACAATTACTTTAGCTGATGCATCAGCATTTCCAACATCAGGTTTTGTTGTAATAGAAAAAGTAAATAGCACAACAGGATTTTATGAAAATGAAGTTATTGAGTACACTGGAAAATCTTCAAACGATTTAACTGGATGCACGAGAGGGACAAGTGCTCCTTATAGAGGAGTTAGTCCTGTAAATACAACAGCAAGTGAACATGCAACTGGAGCAAAAGTTTTTGGAGCTTATAAAATATCTTTTCTTGAAGAAACAGAAGCACTCGCTGGATATAATGATAGCAGTGGTAATCCTGCTGTTACAATAACCCAAGTAGGGTTTGGTTTTGAACTTGTTAGTAATGCTAGTAGTACAGAAACAGGAGGCGGTTTACAGTGTACAATTGGACCGATAAATGATAGGGCTTAATTATGTCAGGAGTTAAAAAATACGATTACAGCACATTAACTACAGCGATAAGGGATTATACTGAAGTCGGTTCTGATGTCTTTACACAGACAATTATTGATGGATTTATAATGGCTGCAGAGTTTAGAATTTATCAAGAGCTTCCTATGGATTCTCAAAGATTTGTTCAAGAAGGCACATTAGTTGCAAATGACAATACTATTTTTGCTCCAGCAGGAGCCCTCTTCATAAGAGGAATTGAGGTATTTGAATCTACGGCCAACACAGAAGGAAATGGAACTTGGTTAGAGAAAAAAGATCAAACATATCTAGCAGAATTTGTTGATAGAAAATTTGGACCATCAGGAGAAATACAATCTCCTACAGACACCACTAATGCTGTAACAGGCTTTCCTAAATATTATGCAATGTTTGGAGGTGCTGATAATACTACTTCTACATCGTCTGGAGGAATGTATATAGCTCCTACACCAGATGCTAATTATATGTTTAGAGTATATTATAACAAAATGCCTAATGGTCTTGGGTCTGGGACAGGTTTTAATAATAATACTTATTTAAGCACATATTTTCCACAAGGTTTATTATATGCTTGTTTAGTAGAAGCTTTTGGATTTTTAAAAGGTCCAATAGATATGTTGACATTATACGAAAATAAATATAAAAATGCTATACAACAGTTAGCAGGTACGCAACTGGGAAGACGAAGACGAGATGATTATACTGACGGAACAGTTAGAATACCAGTCAAGTCACCGTCTCCATAAATTGAGGAGAAAAAATTATGGCAATAACATCGGCAGTTTGTTCTAGTTTTAAACAAGAACTACTTCAAGGTAAGCACAGTTTAGATACATCTGGAAATGGTGGGGACACTTTTAAAATAGCGTTGTTTACAAGTTCAGCATCTTTGGGTGCAGCAACAACTGACTATTCAACTTCAAACGAAATTACAAACACATCTGGAACTGCATACACTGCAGGTGGAGAAGCATTAACTAACACGGGTGTAGGCTTGACTTCTACAACTGCGTTTACAGATTTTTCTGACGTCTCTTGGACATCCGCATCTTTTACAGCAAATGGTTGTATGATTTACAATACGACAACAGCTGGCGGTTCAGGCACAACAGACGCTGTTTGTGTAGTAGCTTTTGGTGGAGACAAAACAGTTTCGTCTGGTACATTTACAGTTCAATTTCCAGCAAACGACGCAACTTCTGCTATTCTAAGACTAACGTAAGGAGTAAATCCTTATGTCGGCAATCCGGACATTCACAGTAACGGTTAGCGATCCGGGATCTGGCAATAAATATTTTATTGATGGTGTTCAACAAGACACTGTAAATCTTGCTGAGGGTTATACTTATTTATTTAATTATCCTTCTGCTCACCCGTTTAGATTTTCTACGACATCAGATGGCACACACAATTCTGGAAGTGAATATACAACCGGTGTAACAGTAAACAGTTCAACACAAGTTCAAATAACTGTTGCTGCTTCAGCACCAACTTTATATTATTATTGTTCAAGTCACTCAGGGATGGGTGGACAAGCAAATACTCCAGAATCCGATAGTTGGAATGTTTTACAATGGGGACAAAACTCTTACGGCACACAAGACACAGCTAATGTTTTTCCAACAAGTGTTTCTTTTACTTCAGATATAGGTTCAGTTATTGCTTCACCTGATAGAGGTTGGGGCGCTGATACTTGGAGTAATGGTGAATGGGGTGAACTTAACGACGATACTGCTCTTCTCACAGGTTTAAGTTTTAGTGCATCTCTTGGAACTTTAGTTGGTTCATCTTTACAAGGATGGGGTAGAGCTGAGTGGGGCAATGAGCCATGGGGCGAAAGTAATAGTCCAGTTGTTTCCATTTCAGGTTTAAGTTTTTCAACAGCTTTAGGGACTTTAGATTATGCTCAATCAATTTCAGGTTGGGGCAGAGATGAATACGGTGTAGGTGATTGGGGAGAAAATGCAACTACCGTTGTAATAGAAGGCTTAACTATGGACACAGCAATGGGTCCAGAAAATTGGGGAGTTAATTCTTGGGGATTTGGACAATGGGGTGGAGAGTTTACATTTAATGTTGCAGATGTCGTTGGAATTAGCGGATTTAATATTCCTTCTTCGTTAGGAACTCTTATAACTAATTTTGATTTTAAAGTTACACCTACTGGTGTAACAACTGGAGCAGGTTTAGGAACTTTAAGTTTAAATAACGGAGCAGACCATACTCAAGGATTAGCAAGTTTTGCAGTACCTGCTTCTGTAGGTTCAGTATCTGCAGATCCACAAACAGTAGCAACACCAACAGGTCAAACTGTTGGATCTTCTGTTGGTTCTATGGTAACAGGTACGGTAGAGTTTGTACCAATAACAGGTATTTCTTTTGGTTCTACTTTAGGCAGTTTAGTGTCTCCTGTAGATCAAATAACTGTGGGATTATCCTCACAAACATTTAGTTCTGCAGTAGGAACTATTAGTCCTACAGAAATGGTTATGGGATTGACAGGACAGGAATTTACTGCTAGTTTAAACACAGTCGGATTTGGAAGTATCGGATATAAAGACATTGACATTAGTGGTAATCCAAATTATACAGACGTAACGATAGCATCGTAATAGGAGAAAAAAATTATGGCATCAACATATACGGATCTTGGTATAGAACTAATGGCAACCGGCGAAAATGCTGGTACTTGGGGAACAAAAACTAATTCAAATTTAAGTCTTATAGAACAATTAACTGGTGGATATTTAGAAGTATCTATTGCAGGTGGTGCTGGAACTACAGCTTTAGATATAGATAATGGTGCTTTAACAGGTACTGCTCAACAAAAAGTTATTAAATTAACAGGATCTATATCTGGAAATAGAATAGTAACTTTTCCTCTTCTTACTGAAACATTTTATTTTATTGAAAACGGAACTAGTGGTGCATACACAGTACAATTAAAAGCAGCATCTGGTTCAGGTGCAACAGTTACTTTTTCAGCTACAGAGAAAAATTTTAAAATTATATACATAGATGGTGTTGCTACAAACACTGGGGTTTACGATATTGGAATGGGTAACGTAACTCTAACTGGTACAGAAACTTTAACAAACAAAACTTTAACTAGTCCTAAAATTGGAACTTCAATCTTAGATACTAATGGACTTGAATTAGCTTTACTTACAGCTACAAGTTCAGCGGTAAATGAATTTACAATAGCAAACGGAGCAACAGGAAATAATCCAAAATTATCTGCAACAGGTGATGATTCAAATGTTGGTATCGATTTTATAACAAAAGGCACTGGAGTAATTAGAGCTGAAGACAGCGGTGGAAATGTATCAGCAGTTCAAATTGCTGGTAAAGAAACTATGTGGGTTCCAGCTGCAGCTATGTATGGACCAACTACTAACCCTGCAGACGCAGCTCAAGTAGAAACAACAGCTACAAGACCAGATTTAAAAGTATTTGACTTTGATGCTAGTACACAACAATACACACAATTTACAGTGGCTATGCCTAAATCATGGAACGAAGGAACTTTAACTTATCAAGTTTATTGGTCTCCTTCTACTACTAACACAGGTGATGCTATTTTTGGATTACAAGCAGTTGCATGTGCCGATAGTGATACTATCGATGTTGCATATGGAACAGCGATAGAAGTTACAGACGCAGGTATAGGAACAGTAGAAGACCAACAAATTACATCTGAAAGTAGTGCAATGACAGTTGCAGGTTCTCCTGCAGCAGGCGAACAAACTTACTTTCAATTATTTAGAAAAGCTGCAGACGGTAGTGATACTTTCACTGGCGAATGTAGAGTTCTAGGTGTAAAATTATTCTTTACTACTGACGCGGCTAACGATCTGTAAGGAGTAAATTATGAAAAAAATCGATCTACCTTTAGTATTCGAAGGTAAAGGAAATAAAAATAAAAAATCAACTAGAGGTAAAATGTTTGGTTACCAAGTCTTAGGATTTGGTTCAGGCGCAAGTGGTTCACCTTTTGTTGAAGCAACTGGTGGAACTGAAGCCACTTCTGGTGATTACAAAATTCATACGTTTGCAAGTCCAGGAACTTTTTCAGTAACAAATGGAGGAGATGGTGACACCGCTAATCTCGTAGATTATTTCGTAGTCGCTGGAGGCGGCGGAGGCGGTAATAATGGTTATCCGCAACAAAGATCTGGCGGAGCTGGAGGCGGAGGAGGTTTTAGACTTTCTAATGGAACAGGTCAAGTAGCTGCTCCAGTAATGTCCCCTTTATCTGCACCCGCAGGTTTAGCAGTTACAAAACAAGATTATCCAATAACAGTAGGAGCTGGCGGTGCTGGCGGACAACCTGCTACTAACAGTGGTCAATTCAGCGGATATCGTGGAGCAGATTCAATATTTTCAAGTATAACATCGACAGGCGGTGGAGGTGGAGGCGGACACCCTCTTATTAGTGGTGGCCCTTCTCCTGTCCCTGCGGGTCCAACTACAGGTGGATCTGGATCCGGTAGTAACTCTGTCGTGGCAGGAAACACTCCACCTACAAGTCCTCCTCAAGGAAACCCAGGCGGACCTGGTCTTGCTCAACCCCCATCAACTTTTTCATGTGGCGGTGGCGGCGGAGCTGGCGGTGCTGGCGGGGCAGTAAGTGGAACATCAGGCGGCCAAGGTGGAATAGGAAGTTTTGTAGCTGATGCAGTAGCTGATGCTACACCAACAACTTATGGAACTACTGGACCTGTTTCAAATACTAGATATTTCTCTGGAGGCGGCGGAGGAATTTCTGGCGGAGGCGCATCACCGGCAGGCGGCGGTACGGCTTTTGGTGCATCAAGTGCTTTAGCTAATACTGGCGGCGGTGGCGGCGGTGAAAATTTTAACTCTGGTGGAGCACCAACCGGCGGTTCTGGAATAGTAATATTAAGGTATAAATATCAATAATTATGGCACACTTTGCAAAAATATCTGAAGAAAATAAAGTTCTAACAGTTCTTTACATTGAAAATAAATTAATTGAAGATGAGAATGGTGTAGAACAAGAATCAATAGGTCAAGCTTATTTGGAAAAACACAATAATTGGCCAGCTAATTTATGGATTAGAACATCTTACAACACGCAAGGCAACCAACACAAAGAGGGTGGAACACCTTTTAGAGGAAACTATGCGGGTGTTGGAATGGTATGGTATCCTGAACACGATGCATTTTTAGGTGAAAAACCACATGCTTCATGGGTATATAATTCAACTTTAGCACTCTGGGAATCTCCACTTGGACCACAACCTGAATTAACCGAAGAACAAATAAACGAAACTCTTGCTGCCGGTAATCCCTTATATGAATATCAATGGGATGAAGCTAATCAGACTTGGAATTTTGTAACTCTTTAAATCCACTTAAACAAAATAGTTTGAATATAATTTAAATAACGATTGTTATTATTTTCAATATGATAAAGTTGAGTTGCAGGAAACATAACAAATTCATTTGTTTCTAATTTGTGTCTATAAACTTGATTTGCTAATCTTTTGTTATCATAATAAATAAAGACCTCGCAGCTTTCTGAATCTGTTCCAACTCCATATAAAAAAACATAATCAGCAGCATTAAGTAAATCAGCTTTATCAGCTGCAATCATAGGTTGAGATCTTTCATTTCTTTCATAAAAGTTACCAAAAGATTGTTTAGGGGCAAGACCTAGTTTGTGTTCTACTAAAAAAAAATCAGATATAAAATTTTTTACTTTATCCCATTCTTTAGAAAAATCATGGTTAATATCTTGATAATAATTAGTTACTGTAATATTTTTTACAAGTTGTGATCTATCTATTTCAAATCCTTTAGGCATTTTAATTTTTCCAGAATAAATATCTATTTCTGATAATACTTTTTTATTAATCATTTTTCTCCTTTTTTTGAAGAAACATCGGATCTTTAATAAGTCCTAAATGAATCCTCTCGTCATATAAGTTAGATTGTCCTTTTTTTGTTTTTGCATTATTGTAATGTAAAAAAACTTGAGCATGGTTTTCTCCATTAAAAAAGTCTCGCCAGTGTTCAAGTAAGTCTCCTCTATATATCAACATATCCCCTGGTTTCAAATCAATTTTAACTCCTTTAGGTTTACCAATTGGTTTAACATATATAGGCCAAGATTCTCCTCCTAAATTTATTGTTGTAGAAATTTCGCAAGAAAACCTGTCTGTATGTTTTTTAAGTTCATCTCCACGCTCATAAACTCTAGTATAAGCATAATTAGGTAAAAGTTTTGTACCTGTTTCTTTTTCAACTCTTGGCTGTAATTTTAATAATAAAGTTTCCATAGCTATATCTGCATATGCCGCGTAAGTTTTTGGAACTTGACCATCACCAAAAGTACCAAACATCTTTTCAAATGGAGATATATATTTTGTTCTAACTAAAGTACGAGCAACCTGTCTTTTAATTAAAAGATAGTTGTACAAAAATGTGGCTAGTTCTTTTGAAACAACTTTCTTAATCATAATATATTTATTCTTTTTAAAACTCATTACATTAAATCCATATTGATATTAACTCTAATACTCGCATCAGTTTGTGATACACTTGCATGAGATAAACTTCCATCAAAAATTAACATTTGATTTTCTACGGAAGGAATCTTTTTTCCATTTTCAAAAAGAGTATAGCCATTATTTGTATTTATAGAAAACAAAGCGACTGTATGTTTATCATGTAAGTCTACATGAAAACTTGTTTTTATTTGTTTATGTTTTCTAGTATATAGATTAGCTTTTGCTCTTACTAAATAATTACAATTTAATCGACTTATAAGAGGTGTTATAATATAATTAAAAAACTGACTGCATTGTTTATCTTCTTTGTATAAATAATGTGAAAATAAAAAATCAGAAAAATCATTATCGTGTCCTGTAGTTGGACTAAAGTACCAAGGAAAACTATTATTTAAAACACACATTTTAATTTTATTAAAAGTTTCTTGGTCTAAAAAATTTGGTATTACTTTCATATTTATTTGTACGGATTTCCAAGAGTCCATAAGACTAATGAATATCTTACTCCTTTTGTCACCGGAAGTACCCTATGATACACAAAACTTGGGAAAATTACAATAGCTCCTTGTGGCAATACTTCTGTACATTGTCGTATATTTTGTTTTTTAGATCTGTTGGGTTCATTAAAATTAAATTCTAATTCTCCTCCAGAGTAACTTGATGGATCTGATAATGATATTGTTGCAGATAATTTTCTAATTTTACCATGCTGACTTGGTATATCAGGTCTATTAAAAGGTTCTGGATAAGAATCGCAATGCCAGCTGTAGTGTTGATTAAGTTTATATTTAGTAAATTGAAGATTTTCAGTTACGTCTATATTAAAATTCCAATTTGTTTTTTTATTAGCTTCTTCTATAAAAGGCAATATTTCTTTATATATCCATCTATCATCTAGCCACGCAATGTTAGAGTCTCTAGTTTTTTGTAAATTGTTTCGATCTTTTTTATTTAATTTATCAGCGCTTGTTTGACCTCCGATAAGAGCAGTGTGCTGTCTTTGCATATTTCCATAATTAATAACATCTTCACAAAATTTTTTTGTAAAAGCTTTTTGAAAAACTATGTAGTGTTCTTTTAAATTCATATTTAATTATAATTAATCCAACCTGTTATAATATATTTTGTATGTTTTTTAGAAACTAAACCTTTGTGTGTATGAGTCCAGGTAGCAGGCCATATTAAAGTTAATCCTTTTTTAGGTTTAAATTTTTTTTTCTGATAAAGAAACGCTGTTTCACCGCCTTCTGGTACATCATTTAAAAATGTCATAAAAACTAAATGGCGTTTTATACAATTAGGATTACCGTTATTTTCATAGTGCCATACTTTATAAGCACCTTTAGGTTTATACTTTTGAATAATAGGGCTTTCAGTTATTGACCACGGCACTTGACCCTTATCACAAAACTCAAATGTTTTTTTATATTCTTGAATACATTTGTCTAGCTCTTGAAGATAATTAATAACATTAATATTATCAACAATATGAATAGCCTCTAGATCAATAGAGTCTTTCTTTTCTTTATTGACCACATGTTCTGCACCTAATACACCTTTTCTCTGAAAGTTTTTGTTTTCATTAAAACATTTAATCAAACCATCACAGATTTTAGATTTTATTTTGTAGTTTTTTATAAACATTCTGTATTTCTTTTATTGTAATTTTATATATAAGTGATATAAAAAAGTCAATATACAGAAAAATGAACAAAACATTAATTGCTTTTGGTGGTCAACCTATAGTTAAGATATCTACTGGACAATTCTTAAATAAGAAAGAACTCGACCACATTAGAAAGATACCGTATGTTAAACACAATGAATCGAACACTATGTTAAGTGTAGAAAATTCAATTCTTAATCATAAGAAACTAAATAAAATAAAGAATATAGTTTGGAGTGAGTTTTGTAAATATGTAGATCAAGTTCTAGAAATTAAAGACGATTTTTATATGTCAAACAGTTGGTGTACTTTACAAGAAAAAGGGGGTTCACATCCTTATCATAACCATCCAGGATCTATGTTTAGTTCTGCATACTATGCTCAGGCACACAATGGGTCTTTATCTTTTTCAACACCAAAATCAATTATTCAATCAGGATTTAATTTTGATTACAAAATTAAAAACTATAATTATTTTAATTCTTCAACCTGTAAAATACCTATTACTACAGGAGACCTACTTATATTTCCTGCTAATATAAACCATGAGTCTGGAGAACATAAAGGTCCTGAAACAAGAATTATGTTAGGAGCAAGTTACTTTATAAAAGGAAAATTAGGTTTTAAAAAAAAATATAACCAAATGGATATTACAGAAAAATGAACACTGCATTTAGCGTAAACATATACAAAGAACAATTAAATATTAAAAATAAACCTTTAATTAATTATTTATTAAAATTAAAAAAACAAGATAGCAAAGGCAGAAATATAAGTAATCCTACAGGATGGCAGTCTTTTGATCTTAATGTAGGACAAAATGTTTTTTTAGAATTAGCTAAAGAGATAGAAACAAATTTTGTTAAATATATAAACAGTATTCCATTATATAATAAATTTTTTATTTCAAGTATGTGGGGAAATATTAATGGGTATAAAGATTATAACATAGCTCACACCCATGGAAATTCGGTAATTTCAGGAGTGTATTATTTAAAAACTCCACCAAATTGTGGTAGAGTATGTTTTTATAATCCTGCACATGAGGGTATTGACTATCTGTGGGAATATTGCATTAAAAAATTTACTATACAAAATAGTTCTAGTTGGAAAATAGGTGTTGAAGACGGTGATTTACTTTTATTTCCTAGCTGGTTAAAACATTCAGTAGAGCCTAATTTAAATAAAAAAGAACATCGAATGTCTCTTGCTTTTAATATCAGTATAGCTAATGTTAAATAAATGTGCATTTACAAACCATAATAAGTATATATAATGCTATATTATGCTACAAAAATTAGGTTTTGCTCCAGGATTTAATAAACAGGTTACCGAAACCGGTGCTGAAGGTGAATGGTTTGATGGTGATAATGTACGTTTTAGATATGGTACTCCAGAAAAAATAGGTGGTTGGGACCAATTAGGACAAGATAAACTAACTGGCGCAGCTAGAGCAATACATCACTTTGATAATAATGCGGGTGTTAAATACGCTGCTATAGGAACTAACAGAATGCTTTACGTATATTCTGGTGGTACTTATTATGATATCACTCCAATTAGAACCACTATAGCCGGTTGTGATTTTTCTACTGTAAGCGGAACACCTACAGTTACAGTCACATTTCCATCACCACATGGAATGAACGTTGATGATATTGTTTTATTTGACAACGTAACAACTTTAACTGGATCTAGTTTTACTGCAGCTTCTTTTGAAGATAAAAAATTTATGGCGGCATCTGTCCCTACGGCTACAAGTATAACAATAACAATGACTGCCAATGAAACTACAGGCACAACCAATAATGTAGGAAGTGCTACAGCAAAAGTTTTTTATACAGTAGGCCCAGAACAGCAGTTAGGTGGTTTTGGTTGGGGTACGGCCAACTTTGGGGGTACTACTTCTGGTGTTGCCTCTACGACTTTGGCTGCAGCTATCACTAATACAGTTGACACCACAATTACGTTGTCGAGCACTACAGCTTTTCCAGCATCTGGAGAAATTAGAGTTGGATCAGAAGATATTAGTTATGCTAATAATGATACAGCTACCGGAGTTTTAAGCGGAGGGGCTCGAGGAGTCAATGGAACCACTAAAGCAACACATAGTAACGGAGCAACCGTACTAGATATTTCATCTTATGTAGCTTGGGGTGATTCTTCTACAGACGACGTAACATTAGATCCAGGTTTATGGGTATTAGATAATTTTGGAACTAAATTAATTGCTTTAATTTATAACGGTCCTTGTTTTGAATGGGATTCTTCACCTACCAATGCTACAGATAATAGAGCCACTATACTTGCCAATGCACCCACAGCTTCAAGACACGTATTGGTATCTACACCCGACAGACACTTAGTATTTTTTGGAACAGAAACAACAGTAGGTAGTACAACAACACAAGATGATATGTTTATTAGATTCTCGGATCAAGAAAACATTGACGGAACTGATGCTTATACCGTAAGGGCTGACAATACAGCAGGTACACAACAACTTGCTGCAGGTTCTAAAATTATGGGCGCTATTAAAGGTAGAGATGCAATTTATGTATGGACCGACACAGCATTGTTTTTAATGCGTTTTGTAGGTCAACCATTTACATTTTCTTTTGAACAAGCAGGGACTAACTGTGGACTCATTGGTAAAAATGCATGTGTAGAAGTTGATGGTGCTGCATATTGGATGTCTGAAAACGGTTTTTTTAAATACGACGGTCAATTAAAATCGATGCCATGCTTAGTAGAAGACTATGTTTATGATGATCTTAATACTGTAGCTAGAGATTTAATTAATTGTGGATTAAATAATTTGTTTACCGAAGTCAGTTGGTTTTATGCACAAGATGGTTCAAATGTAATTGATAGAGTAGTTACTTATAATTATCTGGAGTCATCAAATAAAAGACCAGTTTGGACTACAGGGAGCCTAGCTAGAACAGCTTGGCAAGACTCTGCTGTCTTTGACAAACCACATGCAACTTTTTACGATAATAGCAGTAACGATTCTTATGATGTTATTGGAAATACAAATGGTTGTTCAATATACTATGAGCATGAAACAGGGACCGATCAAATTAATGCTGGAGGAGTAGTGACACCTATTACTGCAAACATAGTTTCTGGAGATTTTGATATTACGCAAAGAAGAGCCAGCACAGGCCAGGTTGTAGGTATGCCTGACTTAAGAGGAGACGGTGAATATATTATGAGAATTAGTAGATTTATACCAGATTTTATTTCACAAACAGGAACTACTTCAGTTAAATTTAAAACAAGGATTTATCCTAATAGTGCTGAACAAACAACTACTTTTACATGTACCTCATCAACGACTAAACAAGATGTAAGAATACGTGCTAGACAAATTGCATTAGAAGTTGCTAATACAGCTGCTAGTCAAGATTGGAAACTTGGTACGTTTAGATTAGACATACACCCAGGAGGAAGAAGATAATGGCAGTGTTATATAATTTTGGAAACCCTAACGCTAGAAAAGAAGGATTTAATTTTATTAGTGCAGATAAATATTTACAAGATCCTTTTAAAGCACCTGTTCGTGAAGTAGAAAAAATTCAAGCAAACTTTGGAATACCTGCAACCAATGCTTTTACTAGCGGCGGTGGAGGTGGCGCAAATTCTTACCCTGGTTCCTATAGCAATTTAGTTACAGATTATCAAACAACTGTAGATAATAGACAAAACAGACTTGATAATCCTTCCGATACTTTTTTAGGTTTTAATACTATGAGAGATCAACAATTAACAGGAGCAGACGCAGGAGAATATATTGGATCTGGTACGGCAATTCCTCGAGAGATGACTATGATGGGTAAAGTACAAGATTTTTTTACACCACAATCTGCTCAAAGTATTATTGACGATGGTTATCAAGAACCAAGATTTCAACCAGGAATAATTGGAATGCTGGCAGGAAAAATTGATAATTACCGTAACCTGCCACAATACGACCAAGCATTTATTGCACAAAATATGGGTTACACAGGTCCTACAGTATTTGGAGAAAACACTTCAGGATTAAATAAAGATCCTTTTGGATTAAATGTTAGATCTGCATTTGGAAATTATGGAGAAAGAGTAGGCAAGGAAGTGACCTCACTTAGTGAAGCTCTTGGTAAAAGTGCGGGTAAAAGAGGTTTGAATTTTGATGCATCTATAGGAGCTCTAGTAGATGCTTCGGGAAATGTTATAGATGAAGAAGACTATGATGCAGAAATGTTAGATTTTATTAATCAAACTAAATTAATGAGAACTAAGTTAAGTTTTTATAGACAAAAAGAAATAGAAAGAGAAGAAATAAGAAGAGAACAATTAGAAAAACAAAGACAAGACTTTTTAAAATCTGATACAAGAAATGATCCTGTTACAGGAACAAAAGCTATTCAAAAAAGAATTGATGCTGAATATGAAGCACAAAAAAAGAGAGATGGTAAAGATTTTACTGTAAGTGGTCCAGATACATCAGCTAACCCAACAGGTGCAAGTAATCAACGAAGTGCTGAAAGAGGTTATTCACTACACGGGGCTGATGGTGGTAGAGTTATATTTAAATATGGAGGACTAGCAAGTATTTTATAATGGCAAAAATTGTACAATCATTAACTAGAGCAAGCGAGGATTATGAACAAACTACATTTCAATCATTAGTTAGAGATTTGGATGGAGTAATAAATAAATTAAACACAACATTTCAAGAAGAATTAAAACAGGAGATAGAAGCTAAAAGTTTCTTTTTAGAATAATGGCAGTAGTAAACCAGTATAAATTTGTAGGTAAGGATAACGATACAACAGGAAACGCATTAACTGTTTTTGCAACAGGTGATCCAAAGGTAAACGAAACTATAATCATTAAATCACTATTGGTTACATCAGCAGGTACGCCAAGTGTGACTGTCACAAATAACAGTATTACAGCTATTAAATCAGCAGCACTTACAGCTAATGAAACAAAAGAATTGTTAACTCAACCTTTGATCGTAGAGGGTGGGTCAGCATTTACCATACAATCGAGCACTGCGGATTCGTTTGATTTTGCAGTTAGTTATTTAAACATTAAAAAGGACGTAATAAATTAATGACTAAAGATATACCAACAATACTACCACAAGAAGTAGTTCTAACATACAGACATAAAAAGACAGGTGAGACTTTTAAAGAAAGAAAAGACTGGGAAACTAAAGGTTTTAAAGAAGAAGAGATGGCTCAAGATGTCAAGATCGTAATGCCGGCTCTTGATTTGTTTGCAAAAACATAATAAAACAATAAACTAAGGTAAAATTATGGCTATATCTAGAATGCAAGAACCACAACAAATACAATCAGGAATAGGTTCCTTACAGGACCCTAGACAAGGTTATTTCTTAGGTAAGATTGTAAAAAAAGCTGGTCGTGCTTTAAAGAAAGTTGTTAAAAGTCCTCTAGGTAAGATGGCTATATTAGGTGGTCTTGGCGCATTAGGTGGTTCTTTTATGGCAGGTGGAACAGGGACCGGTCTTATGAGATTTAATCCTAAAAATTTAATGGCTCTTGCTAGAGGTGCTGGA